AGAGATTGATCCAAACATCTTTCCTTGTCTTGCGGCAAGTTGAGAAGCGGCTTCTTGTTCCAATTGAGCATACTTTGCTTGGAAATTTAAATCCCTAGCAGACAAACTACGGGCGGTTTGCATCAATACATTAGAGCCTTCAGCGGCGGCTAGTAAAGGTATTTTTACACCCGTGGATGCTTGTAGTTCAGCCGCACGAAGTAAGTTTGCTTTTAAATTTGGGTCTGCCGTATAAGCAGAGGCAATCATTAAAGCGGCTTTTTGATCTCCAAATTCTTTAAGAAGGCCATTTAGTTTGTCAGGATTGAGCGACTTAGCGGCAGTAACTTGATTTAATCCTGCCTCTAATAAAACAGCAGGGTTTAACAAGCCACCAATCAATGAACCAATTGTCCTACCACCTTCTGTACCTGTATAAGCCTCACCTGCTTGACCTCCTAATTCAGAAGATACAGCGGTTGCAGTAGGAGTTAAAGCAGTTGCTATACGGGAGCCACCTGGCACTAGATAGTTATAAGGATTTAAACCTTCTTCTAAACCAGCACCAACAAGACTTGTAAATAAACCTTGCTTTGGCAAAGGTGTAGTGGTCATTCCTAAAGATTGACGAACCTTGTTTGCGGCATCTGTTATTTCTTCTGCGGTAGGCGTTGCGGCAGGAGTTCCCATAGCCAAAGGAGCAAAGCCTGTGGCGGCAGTAGCGAACCCCATGCCTGGGCCAGCGGCGGCACTTATTGGCGCACCAAGGCCACGCAATGCTCTTTGCCCAAGATATTGCATAGTTGTCATTGGAGGAGTTTGATCCTCTGTCACAACTTCATAGTCATCAGGGTTGTAAGTATTTGCCATGTTTACTCCGCAGGAACAAGTTTTCCACCACGCACAATTTCAATTTTATTTGTCTTTTTATTGCGAAGTTTAGTTCCTTCAGGTGGAAGTGCTGTTTGGGTTTTAATTGCTAAATCAGGAGCAACAAATTCAGCAGTTTTTGGTGGTAATTTTTCTGCATCAACACGGGTTCTGTATTGTTTCTGAATGGTTGAATACTGATTAGAAGCATCACCCTTAAGTTGGTTAACCAAAGAAAGTGCTTCTTCACGCTGACCTTGCGTATATTTTCCTTCAAAGAATTGAGATAAAGTGCCAGCCAATCGTTGTCCAAGATCACCATAGTTAGCCAATTCAGCAACATCTTTGTTAGAAATATTGTTATCACCTGCAACTTTGTTAAATTGTTTTTTGGCAATAATGTCACCAAGTGACGTATTAGTTCTAAGCAGTTTTTCTATTTTATCTGCGGCACTAAGTGCAGTTGTTAATGGCTTTGTTTCATTGGTAAAGTCTTTGCGTAAATTGGCTTCTTTATCAACAGTAGACAAGCCAACATTAACAGTTGTACCTTTGCCTTGAGTTTCTGCCTTAATTGCTTGCTCAACTTCTTTAACTTTTGGATGATCTGGCCCAAGTTGGTCAACTAATGTATCTTTATAAGATTGAAGTTTTGCAATTGCTGGTAAACCACCTTGACCACCACGTTGTAAAGCAGAAAGTTCATCTGTAAATAATTGAATGGCATTTTTAACTTCAGGTGTTTGCTCTGCCTCTTTTAATTGACGCAAAGACTGCTGTAATTGAGCCTCTCGTTGCGCTCTCATTCCTTCTGGGCCAATACCTGCCGCGCGACTTTCACGTAAATTCTTTGCAATCTGTGATTCTCTTAACTCTAATTCGCTTCCTTTTTGAATAGCAATTTGCGCACCTTGCGGATCATTTTTAGCAAGCAATTCTCTAGCAAGACTTTTAAAACCTTGGGGAGTAGATAGATCAAATTGCTGACCAAGTTCTGCTCTTTGACTCATTAGCCTCATTACAGGGTCTTGTACACCCAACATCCCACCAACAACATTACCCGCTTGACGACCTTGCGTATATGCCATTGCATTAACACGCTCATACGGATCAAGTTGAGCAAACTCCATCCCTTGTTTACGGGCTAAGTCTTGTTGATTTTGTTGGTATATCTCAGGAGAAACGCCAAACAAATTAGCCATCATTGAATCTTGTGCCATGATTATTTTCCTTAATTGCCAAACCCAGACATTTGTGCCGCCAGCATTTCTTCTTGTTGCGTTCGTGGATTTGAATTTATATTAGCCAAATATTGATCTTGCTGTCCGTATGCTCCTTGTGGAGTAAATCCATAACTAGCAGAATCCCACCAATTGCCCAATTTCTTTCCTAAGTAAGCATCTGCCGCAGTTCCTAATGTGCTTTGTGATAAACCAGACAATCCAGAAGCCAATGGGTTTAGTGCATTAGCAGGTTGCATTGTTTTAGCCGCCTGCAAACCACCATAAAGCAATGATTGACCAGCCTGTGCGCCAGCAGTAGCACTTCTACCGCCTAATTGCGCACCAATATCTAATGGAGATTGACCTAGTTGCTCAATGGTACTGCCAAGTCCTAATGATGTTTGGAATGGAGACAATGCACCAACTTGACCAGCCTGATACTGACCTAACAAACCTGCACCTTGATTAAACAATCCTGCACCAAAGGCAGTTTGTTGTTGACCAGCCTGTTGAGCCTGTGCCGCTAACTGAAGGTCTTGCATTGCTCTAGCATTAGCAAGTGCCGCCGCTTCTGGGTTAGCAGACATCAATCCACCACCTTGAGCCACAGACAATCCTGTACGACCTGTGTTTTGCAATTGGTTCATCAATAAAGCAGACTGTTGTTCACGACTAGGCGCAAGCAAAGCCTGTTGGTTTGCCATGTATTGTTGTGCCGCTTCTTGAGGAGACTGCGCTAAATATTGTTGTCCAAGGTTAAATAATCCACCAGCCGCAGTTTGCAAAGGAGCATATTGCTGTGGAGCACCTAAACCTTGTTGTAACTGTTGTTGTGTCAGTCCTTGAAGTTGGTTTTGATATGCCTGTAATTCAGGCGATACGTTATAACCAGCACCAATCAATTTTCCTGTTGGATCAAATTGATAGTTACTTTGTCCATATCGACTTGTAATGCCAACAGGACGGAACTGTGCCGCTTGTGCGCCAAGTTGAGCCGCTTGCAATTGTGCATTTGCCGCAGTTTCAGCCGCACTTCTAGTTGCACCCGCTTGGATTGAGGATGGCCCCATTCCAAAAATATCTGCTACTGAACTTACTAGACTTCCCATAATTTATCTCCAACAGTAAATGTAGGCTTTTGCCCCATCTTTTGACACAACCTCTTGCATTTGCTCCATCCCAATTGACTTTGCAAACTTGCTTAACTTAACATTTTCTTCCTCTATAAATGCCAATAAAGGAATGTTTATTAAACTTCTTACTATTTGCAAATCTTTCAAAAACTCTTGTTTAACCCTTGCCGACCACTTAAACACATCCGTATGAAACCACATTAAGTTATTGAAGAACTCAAAATACATAATGTAGTTATCTTTCATAACAACTGGTGTTTTCAATCATCAATTCCTTACGCTGTGCGTTTCCAACAGTAGACAACCACATAAGGCATCAAGTTAGCACCAGTTGCACTAGAACCAGTTGAAGCGTTAGTTGTAGCCACACTAATACCAGTACTAGCAGAGGCAGTATTTGCTGTTTGTAATGTTGCAGAAGCCACACCTAATGCACCACCATTAGATTGAGCATTTCCAGAATATTGGTAACTGTGTAAGTGGCCTGGGTCTGTTACTGTGGACGTAGCCGTGTGGGTATGGCTAACAACAATAGCGTCTTTTGAACCACCAGTATTTCCTACTGTGCTGAATGTGGCATCTCCACTATCCAAACCAACCATAACCTTACCTGCGCCAAAGGCTGTCCAAGTACCAAAACCAAACAATGTATTGGGATTAGTGCTTGATGTAGCATTTGAGTAAACAGAACCAACTGGATATAAAACCTGTAAAACAGCCTGTACAAAAGCAGTAGTCGCTAACTTGGTAGAACTATCTGAGGAACTTTGCGTTACACCAATTGTTCCAGTGGGCAATGTAGGCGTACCAGTAAAAGTGGGACTAGTTAAGTCAGCCTTAGTCGCAACAGCAGTTTGAATGCTATTGAATTCAGTATCAATTTCAGTTCCTTTGACAATCTTTAAGGCATTACCAGAGGAAAGGCTATCCTTACTAGCGAAATTGGTTGCTTTGGTGTAGTCTGTCAATCTATATCTCCTTAATAAATCTTGCCTTCTTTGGCAAATATCTCAATTTTTTGGATGCTCAACGGGAAAGCATTGATGTCTGCCTCATATCCAGTTTGTACAACTTTGCCCGAACCAGTTGGATAAACACTCAATGTCTGCAAAGTTACACCACCAGAGTAGTATGCAACCACAGTAGCATTTGCCCCGTATTCTGCAACACCATAATATGCAACAGATTGACTTGGTATTTTCGCAGATTGTGAGTAATAGTTACCAGTAAAGTCATATCCCCACTTAAAGGTCACATACTGGTTGCTACCACCAATCACCACAGTTCTGAGTTTTTTCAGAATAGACGTAGCAGATGGCGTACCAAGATCAGTATGGTTCGTAAAATATTGAAAACGATATGAGGCGGTATCATCGTTATAACCAGAATAGGTAGCAAGGTAGCCTCCTTTTCCAATATACAAAGTACCATCTTGCTTGGTCAACAAAGATTTAGGCTCAATTGAGTCCCAAGTCGTAACCCTAGCAGAACCATCTTGCAAAGTACCCTTCATATCAAAGCAGTAAACTGACTTCAATACTGGCAAAGTCAACAAGTAAATGGCTTCTTTACTGTTGTATACAGACTTAATCGTAGGCAAAGACTCGCTTGCAATGGCAGAAATCAAGTCATTACGGACATTCTTAGACAAGTCACGCAATGGCATGGACTTCTCTTGGATAGTCCTCAATGCACTACGCACACCCGTGGATGACAAGAAAACCAAGTCACTACCTGTATAAGCCAAGGAATCCCTAGCCACACAGCCAATTCCTGTGATGACATCCTGTAAAGACATGGTTGACGGAGTTGTTGCGCCTTGGTAGACCAAAATATTGTTCTTACCAAAGATAAACAAAAAGCCGTTATGCGCTCCCAAAGCGACAATTACATCTCCACCTCTAGGCCAAACAGTCGTGGTATCTAGCGTTCCTGCCGTACCCGTATTCCATTTGTTTGCCAACTTTGTGTCGCACCATTGAACAGTCAGTTTGTCAGTAGATGTATCGGCTGTCCAAAGCCTTCCATAGGCACTTAAAGCCGTGTTAGCCAACTGAGCAGTACCTGCATAGCCTGTTAACTCACTAATTCGTCTATAAGTGGTTGTAGAAAGACTAGGGTCAAAGACTAGAGGATCATGTCCTGTCTGGAACAGATAGAGTGCGCCAGCCAAGGAAACCATCTGCCAATTGTTTGCAGTAATAGTCGGGGCAGTACCCCCTCCCCCATAGGTCAAAGTTACTATGGTTGTAGTGCTTAACTTAAAGAGTTTGTTATTTCCCGCCATGATGGTGTAGGAAGTGGCATCAGCAGTCACAACCTCACCAATAGAGGTAATATCATTGGTAGACAAGTCAGAATTCGTTGCAGAATTGACCTTTGTCCAACCTTTTCTAGCACCAACACGACCATATTGATCAATCACACAATTGTTGGCAACCAATGCAAAACCACTAGCCAAATCCAAAGACGAGTCTTGGGTATTGAGGCCGTAGAAGCCTGGGGCTGTAATTGCAAAGGCTTGAATCGGTTGAGACATTAAACAGCCTCAAATGTGTCGTTTTCAGGCGATCTAGCCAACTCTAACGCTATCA